AATGTCAGGTGTGTCTTTCTTGCCACACTCTGATCACGTTTATCAGCAAGCACCCTATCAAGAGTGTTCTGAGAAAGAGTATAATGATATGCTATCAAAGATGCCAACAAAAATAAAATGGGCAGACTTGAAAGAACAAACAGACACTACTGCAGGTAGTCAATCTCTTGCTTGTAGTGGAGATTCATGTGAACTTGTAGATATAGGAGCCTAGTATGGGAAACAGAGAAAAGAGAAACTTAGGAAAGTATGACGCACCATTGGTGATTCAGTTTAGGAAGGGAATGGATGACTTCCAAAAGGGAAGGTTAAATAATCCTTTCCATCAGGACACGATGCAGTATCGTGAATGGGGTAGGGGATTTAACAAAGCCTACTTCGATAGACTAAAGAAGGTACAGAAGTATGAACTTAAAGAGAGAAGCAGACGCATGGCAGAAGAAAAGGCACACCTCCATGCAACTTGATCATTATCAAATCAACGCTAAGAAAACAGCCATCTATGCAGCTGAACATAAGATATTGTATCCTGCCCTTGGACTAGCAGGAGAGGCAGGCGAGGTGGCAAACAAAGTAAAAAAGATTATGAGGGATGGTGTACAGAAACTACCCCCTGATTGGAAAACCCAACTGACTTCAGAGATAGGAGATGTTCTGTGGTATTGTGCAGTACTAGCTGATGACTTAGGTACATCGCTAGGCACAATAGCTGCTCAGAATATTGAGAAGCTTGAGAAGAGACAAGTGAAAGGTAAGCTACAAGGTAGTGGGGATAATCGTTAAGGCTTTAAGTCTGCGTATTCATTTAGTAGCATCAAGTCTTCTGCGTTGGTGTAGTCAGGCATTCTATCTTCGTCTGTCTTGAACCACATCAACGCTCGTTTACGACTACGAGAATCCAACTTCTTAAATGCTGCAAACTCTTGTAGTAGTAGAGGAGCATCTTGTAAAAATGTTCCTTCTTCTTTTGCTTGCGTTCTAAAGTCACTCAACCTCTCACGCACATAGTCTACCTGTTCGTTACGCAGGAAAGAAGCCTTGTCATCACCTTCACCCCCTGCCTTTTCCCATTCTCTTTCAAACATATCAGAAACAATATCAGTCTCCTCTTTTAACTGAGGAAGCATGTCTCTCATTATTTTATTCTCTATGTTTCTTACAGAGGGTATGCCTGATTTGCTTTGAACCTTCCACTCCTTAATGCCTAGACCAGTTAGCCATTCCCCAACTTCGCTGTTCTTTTCTACAACGTTTAGTCCAAACAATGCACGTAACGCAGGTGCAACACGATCCTTCGTTTCACCTTCTTGAAATAGATACTGCTTATCGGGTATCTCTTCTTCACTTGATGGTGAAAGTAGATTACCTATACCCCTTCTCTCTAGTGGTATGGTTGCTTGTTGTTGAAACGTTTCCATTCCACCAATAGGCATTTCATCACCCTCTCCTGCATACTCTTTCATGGCAGTCTGTCTTAATCCAACAGCACGTTGAAAGTCTGCTATCTGTCCTATAGGTATTGCCCATGATGACAGGTAGTTACCTACAAGATTTCCTAAACTTTTACCCATACGCTCACTTGCTACTAGATCATCTGTAAAGTTTGCATCTCCTACGTAGGAAGCTATATCTTCAATGATGACCTGTCCTGTACCTGCACGTACATTAGTACCGCCAAAGGTTTCAGCTACATCTCTCAAGTCAAACCAATCCCCAAACGTACCTTCCCCTAGTCTTTTCATTGCTTCACCTACCCATAGGTATTGTCGCATAGGAAACTGTGGTGTAGTGTCTATACCTGCATTGTCTGCAATCATGTCGGCATCTATAACTTTATAGTCCTCACTTTCTGCAGTCATCCTGTACATGTACGCAGCCATAGCTGCCGATACACCTACAAGGTTACGAGAGATTCTTTGTCGATCCATGTCTGTTAGGGCAGATTTAAAAGCATCCTTATCTCCACGAATAACGTCACCTATCTTTCTAGTAAAGGGCATAGATGCACCGCCTGCGTAGTTACCCATCAACTCAAGTGCATTAAACATAAATCTAGGAAAGGGTATGATGAGAGTACCACCATACTTAGTAATCCAAGTAGTAGCTTCTCTAAACATAGGAGTGTTGGCTTGTTTTGCGTAGGTAACATCCAACGCTTTAGTCGTAGCTGACTCCATGAGTTGTTCAAACGTTTTACTGTCTGATCCTTTACGCAGAGATGTGTCATTATTAATAATAGCTTTTATCTTACCCTTATCAAGTGAGTCTAAAAAGTCTACATCCCACTCACGTTTCATTAGGCGTTGCATCTCACCAAAGAAAACAGATCTTCTAATGAGGAACTCTTGCATCCTGTTAGGCACGTTCACAACATCAACTACCTTCTCCATTCCCTGTAATACTCTCTCGCCTGTACCTATACTATCTCCTTCTTTCTTTCCTGTGATCCTACGAATCTCATTCATTTGACCATACATCTTGTCTTGCCACTTCTCCATGTCCTTACCATAGGTAAAGAACCAATCATCTAAACCTTTCAGATCTCTTGCTGTTAAATAGCTAAGACCTTTAAAAGAATTTGACCAGTTCTCTCCTGAGAATAGGTTTGCTGTAGCTTTACCAACACCGCCCTTTTGTAAATCAAAGATGGCCTGATCCATGACGTTGCCCATGCCCTCTAATGGCATACGAATAAGAGCCGAGGTTAAGTTACGTGAGGCAGTAGCAATAGAAGAAACCATAGCACCTCTACGTATGTTCTCTATACGTAACCAGTACTTTGCCATAGCATTTTGCCTGTCCATCATGTCCTTGTGTTTCTTCTCATCTACAAGGCTCTTTAGTCCTTTGCCGTACTTACCTATCTGTGCAGCTTTCTGTAGTCCTTTACCAAACTGAGAGAATGATCCCACTGTTCCTAATATAAACTGGTTATATGACATGCCATTCTTATTTAGGATATCTAGAAGTTGGTTGGCATCCATCTCTTGTGTGATAGCCATATTAAATAAGTTATCTATACTTCTTTTCTTTGTATCCCACTTAAACTTACTGCCCTTTTCCATAGCTATCTTATTAAAGTCTGCAGCCACACCTACCATTCTATCTAAAGAGTTCATGTTTAAAAGAGGATTAACTGTATTGTCTGCAGTTAAACCTAGCTGATCAACAGGAAGATCCTCTCCCTCTTTAAGAGTACCTGCCTTAACTTGTTCAGCTTTCATGGCTGTAACAGCTTCCGTATGTTGAGATAGTCTTTCAGGATTCCTTAATATAATTTGTCCTAACCTTCTATACGCTTCAGTATCTACTACCTCAACCATCTTTCCTTCTTTATTCTTTTTCTTCTTAACAATCTTACCTTTAGCTGACTCATATACTATCTTACCATTCTTGTCTGTTACAAATTCAAAGTTCTCAATCTCTCCCTTGTCATTCTTAATATCCTTTTTAACTTTGGGTACTTGTAAGTCCTTCTCAAATTCTTTTACAAGTTTTATTTTTTGATTTGCATTCTTAGTAGCCTTGGTCTTAATAGCTGTATCAGCACGTTTAGCTTCAGCTTCTGAGTTGTACTTAATATTCTCTAAGTCAATCTGCCTTTTACCACCTATCAAGTTCTTCTTGTCAGATACTTTAGGCCCTTTAGGTTTCTTACCTTTTTGTTTATCTAGCCCATTGGCAATAGCAATCTCTTGATCAGCAATCTTTCCAACTGTTGCATCACTAACTTTACCATTCTCGTTTATCTCTGCCCTACCTACTCGACCTAACTTAACTTTCTTTATAGATCTAAACATTAGCTCTAGTGGCCCACCAAGTATTGCACCCTCTGCCATGTTCTTTAGTCTATTTTTAAATCGGTTATCCTCTTCTTCAGTCATGTCGGTAGCTAAGTAGTCTGCAACAGCACCCTCTGCCCAACCATTTTCTTTTAACATGGCTGCTAAATTTTGCTCATCAGGATCAAACACCACAGCATCAGCGATACCTGCATTAATCATAGTATTACGAATACCTTTGAATCCTTTTGCTCCACTCTTGAGCATAGTAAACTTACCTGCACCAATCATACCTGCAGCAAACTGCGTAATGCCTGATGCAATTGCGCCTGTTACAGTGTCATACTCATCACTAATGATATCAAAGTTAGCTACACCGCCTGTAATAGAATCTTGCACAGATAATTTACCATTAGCAAATCCTTCTTTAACTTCTTCACGTGACCAATACTCAGGTATCAGTTGTCCTTCAGGAAATACAAGCCTACCTATATTTAATGTATCTTCTATCCAGTTACCTACATCCCCTACAAATTCTGCAGTTTGATTAATTGCTTCTTCTACACCACCTGCTATAGCTTGAGGTATCTCAGTTGAGAAGATAGCACCACCAACATCTTTAGCAATAGACATTCCCACACTATCATTCCTATTGTAGTATTCATCCTTTGCCATATCAAGAAGTATGCTATCTTCTGTGTCTTTGTATTCCTCTGATTCTTTCATGTTATTAACTAGAGAGCCTATGGCTGTAGCATCTTCTTCGCTTTCAGATATAGCCAGTATCTTTTCTCTTAAAACTCTTTCGTTATTCTTTTGTTCTTTATGAATAGCCATCTCCTCTTGAGAGACTTCAGGTAAATCATTAAGAAATCCCTCATCATTTTCTTCTGGTGAGACAGGTGGTGGAGCATTATTGTTTCCTAAAAAATCTTCTAAACGTAATACTGGCATTACATAGCTACTCCTAATCTTTTATAAGTTTCTTGTGTACCATAAAACTCTTTATTTTGACCATTGCCTACAAGCATTTCATACTGAATCAAATCATCATTATTCATAAATTGAATCATCATATTATTATTTGCTTCCATAATTTCAAACATCTTGTTAAGCGTTTGGTCTTTTGCTATTTGACCTGCCTGATTATACTGATAGTATTGATCGGCTGAAACAACAACAACGTTTTGATTTTTGCCACTTGTTATTTTATCTGATCTTCTATTAGCCATAACCTCTTCAATATGGTCATCTAGGATTGCAACTCCTGCATCAAGATGTGAATTTATTGTCTGCGTATTACTATACTTTTCTCCTCCTAAAATAAACGATGATTCATTTTCATTAGCATCACTTATATTTTTAAGAAAGGAAAATTCTTTTCCTCCACCAAACTCCATTCTTTTCAAAGCAACTTTTCCATCTCTCTCTTCGGTTAATCCTGCCTGTGATTGATAAGAGTTTCTTAAAGATGTTAACGTTGATATACTCATTCTTTCTAAGCTCTCATCTCCATTAATACTTTTTGCTAAAGATGTTAGCTGTTGTAGCTTATTTAAATTTTCTTGTGTAGGATTGTTAGCATAGACCAGTGAAAAAGATTCTATCTCAGCAGACAGTGTATCTTGCTGTACCCTATACTGTTTATTAAATTGATCTCTGTTTATATTAAACTGTGAAGACATAGTACCATCATCACCTGTAATCTGTTGAGATTGTACTAAAGCATTTAGATCTACCGCATTAGGCCCTTGCATCTTTTCAAGCAAAGAGTTTTGCATTACTGTAGGTAGCCCAGTAACGTAGTTAAGAGTAGCCTGATCAACACCATCGCCACCTAGTGCTTTAAACATAGCAATAGACTCTTCTTTTAACTTAGATCGTTCAGCGTTTCTAGCTGCTGATGCTTTACGCATTTGAGACTCTTCACGTATCTTAGTTAACTTAGTTTCTAAATCTATTCTATTTTGTACTTCTCTTTTTTCGTCATTGATTTGCATGCCACGCTTTGCCATGCCACCTAAAAATGATAACGCTAAACTCATTACATACCCCCTCTTGCCATTAACCCTTTTGGTTCTTCCTGACTAGGCTCTTGTTGTTCTTGTTCTTCTATGGCTTTACCTTCAGGAATTTCTTTACCTGTTTCTTCTTCAAACCTTTCAAAGGCTTTCTTAGCAGCCAAGCTATCTATAACACTATTATCTTCTTCTTCCTCTAAGCCTAGCTCTACCTTAACGCCTGCTTCATCAGCTAAGTATTCTAGCATCTCTACAATAAAAGGTATCACAAGAATGCCTGAGTCTATTGTGTGTACACCTTCCATAACATTTGCTGTCATTATTGTTTCTGATAGCATGGTTAGAGGTACGCCACTCTCCATAATAGACACAGCATTTGCTGATACTTTAGGCTTAGTCATTTTATCTACGTAATAGTTAAGCACATCCTCAACCTCAGAGTATTGAGGAGGTCTTTGCCAAGGTCTAGCTCCTAGTTCTGCGGTTAACATTTCACCAGGAATGGGAGCATTAAATCTATCTATCTGTTCAGCATTAACTGTCGGCATTGAACAACTCCTTACGTTGGTTTCTTAAAAACTTTATATAATGAGCAACCCTGCTTGTTGGATCATTGTCCATTTCTTTTGGTTTCTTGTTTCCCATGAAACCTTTAGTTATGTTTTGGGTTGGGGCATCATTTAGTTTCCCTGTCTTGTTAAGATTATTTATTGCTAATCTAGCTATCTTACTCATGTCTGTCTCCTCTAAAATATAAAGTCCATTAATAGTCCACCAATAGCTGCAATACTGTCAGCATTTCTTTGATCTTCTGCCATCTCCATGTTACCTTCTATCTGCATCTTTGTAGTTGCAAGTGTAGTTAATCGGTTAAGCTCATTCTCACTTGAAGTCCACGCACGTTCCATTGAATCTCCATACTGTTGCCATATATTTTGATAGGCCATTTGTGACATGTTTACAAGAGCTTGTGCGTTAAGTTCATTCGCCCTATTGATAGCGGCAGTATCGCCAGTAGCTATGGCTCTACGCCATTGTACATTACTTTGTGCTATAACCATAGAGTTTTGTGCATTAAATTGATCACGTTGGTTTTGTATCTGCGTATTGAACTTACTTGTAGCATTCTTTTGCCCTGCATTAAACTGTTCCATAGCATTAGTTTGTGCAGTATTAAACTGTGATACTTGAGTCTGAAGGCTATCATAGAATTGATTGACTTGATTTTCACTACTTGCATTGAATTGTTTTTGTGCATTCTTAGCAGCTGTATCACTAAGTATGGCGTTAATAGATCCTTGTGCCTTTAGCATAGATGCCTGTTGCTCATTGTTTAGATTAGCCATGTCTACTGCTAAAAAGTTTTGAGCATTCTGTACTGCAGTCTGTTGTCTGTTGTTAAGGTTAGCTATGTCTAGTTGTGACAATGATGCAGCTTCAGCCATTACAAGAGCTTGCTTATTACTTAGGTTAGCAAGGTTCATTGTGTTAGCTATACGACTGTTCTCTAATGCTACTGTTTGTTTAGCATTAAAGTTCATGTTTGCTATGTCTGATATCTTTGCAGCGTTTACAACTTTAGCTTGAAAGTCTTGATCAAACTTCTGACCCATAAATCTAGCACGTTGTTCAGCTGCTAACATTGCACGTTGTTGTCTATTAGAAAGATTCTGTCCTTCAAATTTAGCAAACGTATTGGCATCAAACTTTGCCATGTCTACCATCTGACCAGTTAGGGCTGTCATCATAGCTTCGCCTATGTCTGATCCTTGTATACCTTCAGCAGCCAATTTGTTTCTTAGCTTTCGCATTAGAGGTTTAGCATAATCAGGTGTGCCGTTTTCAAACTGTTTACCAAATATTTCTAACTGCCCTGCCAAAGTAGCTTTAGCTGATGGATCACCTTGAGCTGCTTTTATTTCTTCAGCAAATTTGGTAGCTGCATCTACGTCTACAGAGCTACCATCTACCATTTCCCCATCTTCTACTTTACGTTCTTCAAGATCTTCCATCTTAATGCCCTCGCCCTGTTCAGCTTTTAGTTTAGATACAGAGCTTTCATCTTGTTGAGCGGCATCAATCTTTTTAATCTTATCTTTATCTAGTGTCGCACCTGTAACATCTACCTTCTCAACCTCGTCTTGGCTTTTATCTGCAGTATAAGTTGATGCTTTTTTAGCAGTAGGAGCAACCACATCATCCCCTTTGTTGGCAGTTGTTGTGGTAGCCTTGGGATCAGTGTCATCTAATTTACCTGTTCCCTCTTTTATGTCTTGTGTTTCAGAATCATAGGCTATCTTTTCAGGTTTAATTTTTTGACTGTCAGTTAGTGTGGGGTTAGTCGCTTGATCCTGCATCTGCTTTTCGATAGGGTTAACTTTTTCTACAGCTATTTGATCTTCAGGCTTTGTAATTTCTACAGGCTGTGTTGATTTGCTATCATCAAACTTAAATGCCCCTGCACCTGCACCGTGTTTAGTATTTAAATCTGAAGCAACCTTATTCTTTTCACCTGCACCTGCAGCCTTAACAGTTTTAACAAAATCTTCATACTGATAATCAGGATCACTAAATGTGTAGTTCTTAAAACTTTCAGGATTAGAATAGTCACCCCCTGAACCCTTAGTTGACGATCCCATTTGAGCAAGTTTATCTACAGCTTGCTGTTGTGTCATACCACCTGTTTGATAGCTTACCATACCACCTGCTTGTGCATATAACTTTTTAGCTTTATCATAATACCTATTTAATAGATGTTGTTTAGAAGGATCGCTTGCTAGGTACTCTTTAAACTTTGCCATATCACCTTGATAACCAAAGTGTTTTGCAATCTTATCCATACCTGTCTTTGATATTTTCATTTTTGTTTTACTTGCCATGTTTAATCCTTACTCAAAATTTTATCTAGCTTGTCTTCTACCCTATGCAAAGAATCCATCACTTGACTTAGATCATCTCGCATTTCTTTACGTGTTACATACTCTTCTCTAGTTTTGTTTAATAGTATATCAATACGTTTAACTTCATGTATAAGTCCTCGAAATGCCCACACTGCAGGAGCTATAACTAAAGTCAAGACGATGTTCCAAAACATCCACATACTAATTTCCATTAACTACTCCTGAATTGATTTTAAATACCAGACTAGCCACCCTAGTCCTACAATAGTACATATTAAAAATAGTATGAATACACCTTCAATAATTCTATCTTTTATTTCCTGTTGTTTATACAACTGTTCTTGTCTTGCTTTTCTAATCTTACCTTCCATGCCCAATAGCTCTTCCCAAGCTTTATGACCATGACTAAATTTTATAAATTGTTCAAGCTCATATCGTTGTTCTGCCAGTTTCTTTTTAGCAGCGAATGCTTCAAGTGCTTCTTGCTCTACTGATCCAAACACCTTACGAAAGATAGGGGGCTTCTTAGCTGACTTTTCTTTTTGATCTATATCTGACACTGCACTCATCCATCTTGATAAATCCCCTGTCATTGATTCCATGTCACGACCTGCTTGAAAAGCACGTTTAAGACCAGCAAATGCTGTGCTTGCCGTGGTCAGAGCAGCACCTATGGTAATAGGATCAAACATTAAGAGGGTTTAGTAGGCCATGTTACATCGTAAATGTCAGAAGCTTTTGTTATATCACGTAGTTGCTGTCGGTAAGTACGCCATGCACTAGCATCACCACTAGCGTCTGTGATTAAATTAATATTCCAATCAGCTTCTTCTAACAATGAGGTACGTATAAATCTAAGATTATCTTTTTGTACATTGTCAAGGCTAGTCTGATATTCAGTGTCTTGTTCTGATTTAGTCTTACCACCTTCAATGTCTGCAAATCTATCTTGCTCCACCCACTTTTCTACCCAGTTATTACTTGAATCTTGTTCAACTCCATCTCTTACTATTATTTTTGTAGATGCTGAAGGATCTGGTGGTGTAGTAGGTAGTATACCTGTATATCCTAGACCTGACAGTATTCTTGCTGACAACACACCTATAGGAAAAGATGTGTTAGGATTGTCTTGCCTAATTTGCATTTCAGTTTTA